ACGCTAACTTATGCCCCCAACACAGGTTTACCGAATAAAAATCTTGGTGTTGACCATGCTTTTGACGCTTTCGGTTATTTATGTTTACAACAATTTAACTTAGCCAAACCAGAAACCCTTGGGCAGACAGGTTACAGGATCTATTGAGTCATTTAGACTGTTGACAATGTTAAATAGTATCAAGGTTAGATGACATACTCTGTACCAGGGGCAATTCGTACAAATGTTGTTAGCCAAACCTATCTAGGTGGGGGTGATAATCCATTTTCTAAGACGAGAGCTGTTTTAGATATGACGAAGGGGTGGGAAATAATGAAAGCTGTTACATATGGGACTGAATATTTACGAGATAATTCAGAAGCATTTTTACCATTAGAACCGAGAGAAGATTATGATGCATATTTATCAAGAGTTAACCGTGCTGTATTTTCTCCTTACACGCAAAGGTTAATTAGAGCTGCGACAGGCTTAATTCTTCGGAAACCGATTACTGTTTTAGGCGATCCATATTGGACTGATGTATTTGTTAAAGATGTTGATGGTTGTGGATCGGATTTAGACGAATATGCGAGAAGAAGTTTAATTTGTGCTTTAACTTATGGTCATAGTAATACTCTTGTTGATTTTCCTGCTCCAACGGGAGCTATTAGTCTTGCGGAAGAGAGGCAGCAAAACCGTAGACCATATTGGATAGAGATTGACCCTACAAATATTTATGGTTGGAGGTTAGATAGAGAAGTTAATTATGGAAAATTAGTACAAGTAAGAATTGCAGAACAGGCTGTTGTGCCTGAAGGAGACTTTGGAGAAAAGGTTTTTGATCAAATCAGGGTGATTGAGCCAGGAAAATACAAAATTTATAGAAGAAAAGAGACTACAAAGGATATGTACACGCAGGATGAAAGTTTTGCAGGTAATTTTGACTCTCCTTCTGATGAAAAAGACTATGAATTAGTAGATTCGGGTGAATTTTCGTTAGGTGAAATCCCTTTAGTGACTGTTTATGCAGGGAAAACAGACACGATGACAAGTAAACCACCGTTATTAGATATTGCGTATTTAAATTTGGCACATTTTCAACGTCAAGCTGACTTAATTCATAGTTTGCACGTTGCTTCACAGCCTTTACTTGTTATGGAAGGCTGGGATGATCAGACAAAAGATACAGTTATCAGTGTTAATTATGCGATGGCAACTCAACCAGGAAATAAAGTTTATTATGTAGAGCCAGCAGCTAGTGCATTTGAAGCTCAGGCAGCAGAAATACAAGAATTACAGTTACAAATGGCAACTTTAGGAATTAGTACACTTTCACAGCAAAAATTTGTCGCAGAATCAGCAGATGCAAGACGTTTAGATCGTGTAGATACAAATTCAATGTTGTCGATGGTTTCTTTGGATTTAGAACAAAAAATGCAAAAAGCGTTTAATTTATCGGCTAATTATTTAGGTTTAGAGCCACCAGAGATTCAAATTAGTCGTGATTTTGATATTGATAGGTTAATTGGACAAGATATAACAGCTTTGACATCATTATTTGATCAACAAGTAATAGATAGAGAAGAATTTAGAAATATTTTGGTACAGGGTGAGGTTTTACCTAATGCAAATGAAGCTCAAAAGAATTAATAGACTAGAATAGTAATTAAGAGCATTTAATTTCATGCCAATTGAAAAAATGAGGTTCGAGGACATTAATCCTCCAGCTTGCCCACCAAAGCCAGCACCAAAAGCAAAGGCAACTTCTAAGCCTGCGACACCTAAAACTACTATTGCTGATTAAATATGGAAGAAAGAGTAATTCAGCAGGAGTCCGTGATTCCTGAAGAACAGCCCGTGGCTGCTTCTGAAACTCCAAAAGCTCCTGAAGTCCCTACTGTTCCTTTAGCTGAATTTGAAGCATTAAAGGAGCAACTTGCGGAAAAAGAAAAAGCGTTCCAAAACGCAAAAAGTAAAATAGGTCAGTATTACGATGATCGAAAAAAGGCATTAGAAGACCAAGGGATGTATAAACCCCTTTGGGAAGATGCTAATAAGACAGCTCAAGAAAAAGATAAAGAAATTGGCAGCTTAAAGACTCAAATTGAAGAGTTAAAGCGTTCAACTGAAAGTGCTGCAACACGTACATCAGCCTTATCTGCATTAAGTAATGCTGGAGCGATCAATGCTGGTCAGACTTTAGCGTTGTTACAAGATAAGCTACAAAAAAGCAGTGATGGTAAAACTGTTATTTTAAGTGGCGGTGTTGAACAGGATTTAGGTACTTACGTTAACAATTTAAAGAACCCTGGAAGTGGGTGGGAGCATCATTTCAAAGCAAGTAGTTCTGCTGGTATGGGTACTAAACCAAGTCCTATATCTAATGTTGCCCCAGGGCAAGATAACCCTTGGAAGACGGGCAATCTCACGCAACAAATGTTATTATCCAACCAAGACCCTGATTTAGCAGCCGTGCTGCAAAAAGAGGCATCTCAGTAACATCTAAGAATCCGTGATTTGAAGGTGTTATTTCTAAGTCCGTGGCTTAGGCAAGTAAACCGTAAATTTTAAAGAGGCCACATGGCTGCTCCTTTTCAGAATTACTCTGGCGGTGTTCTCTTAGCAGACATCGTAAAAAGAAATAATTTGGCTCGCTATGTCCAAGAGGCAATTAAAGAGCGTAGCCAATTCGTTAAAAGTGGAGCTGTTGTAAGAAACAACTTCCTAGATGCAAAAGAAGGCGGTACACGTATCCAAGTTCCTGAGTTTAACCCTGTTGCACCAACTGAAGAGGTGATGACTGGGGCAGCTAACTGGGGTACAAGTACTAACGGATATTTGACACCACAAAAGATCGGTACAGCAACACAAATTGCTTCTATCGTTCATAGAGGTTTTGCATATGCCGTTGATGACATTGCAATCTTGGCTGCTGGCGAAGATCCAATGTTAGCTATCCGTAATCAGTTAGCTGATGCAATCAACAAGTTAAACAACGCTCGTTTGTTTTCACAACTTGCTGGTTTGTTTGGTACTGCTCTTAGTGGTAACGCTTTAGATGTTGCAAAGGCTGGCACTGGTGCTGCTGAAGCAAACTTCTTAACAGCTTCTACTATTGCTCAAGCTCGTAATAAGTTGGGTGAGCGTGGTGAAGAGCCAGATATTCTGGTTGTTCATCCATCAGTTGCTTACTACCTATATCAGGTAGGAATGTTAACTTTCTCTACTGCTGCATTAGCATCTTCAGGTGCTGTGACTTGGGGTGGAGGAGGCGTTGGCATTGGTGCTAAAGAAGTTGGTCAATTTGCTGGCTGTAAAGTCATCGTTGACGAAGCTGTTAACACCGTTGCTCCTGGTTCTTCAGGTCATCAGACTGAGTACTACTGCTATCTATTAAAAGGTGGCACGATTATGGAAGGAGTTCAGCAAGATCTAAGGATTGAAGCTGATCGCAACATCTTGAGTAAGCAGAATGTACTTTCTGTTGACTATCACACTGCGTATCATGTAATGGGTACTAAGTGGGTAGATGCTGCGGATAATCCAACCAATGCAAATTTAGCTACTGCTAACAAGTGGGAAGCTACTTATGATATTGATTTGATTCCTGCTGTTCAGATCACAGTTAACACACCTCTCGATACAACTAACATTTCTTGATTTATAATTAAATCACTAGGGAATGGACTAGACCCTCACCATTTATTTGGTGGGGGTTTTTTATTTATGTGGCTTGTGTATAATAAGCAAACTACTATTTCGGCCCCGTGGAGATGGGTTAATCTTCGCAGTTTCCCTGACTTGCAAAAGATCTACGCCTAGATTGTTTGTATTGCTTGTTAAGCAACTGACTTGTTTGTTTAAACGTACAAAAGGTGCTGGATGTTCATAGTAAAAAGCCTTTTACCATAGATTTGGTAAGGGGTTTTTTATGACGCTAGAATAAAACTAATGTTTGAGAAGTAAACGTGGCAGCAACTATTTCAGCCACTTTAAAAGGTGCAAGTTCTAATAGTTATGTCACCTTGGCAGAAGCTAATAGTTACTTTGAAACATCTCCTGATGATTCAACATGGACAAATAAAACAGATGATCAAAAAAACCGTGCATTAATTTCTGCCTGTCGTTGGATCGATGATCTAAATTTTTATGGTGATCGATGTGACCAAGGTCAAGCATTAAAATGGCCTAGAAATAACTTTCAAGTTGATGATGTAGAGCTTGCTTGTACGTTGATTCCAGAAAAAATTAAATATGCTCAATATGAATTAGCAAGGGCATTAGCTAATGATCCAGATGCAATGACAGGTAATAAAGGAACAGAAGGTATTGCAAAAGAAGTTGAATTAGGTGATTTAAAGGTTAAATATAACGAAGATAGTTTAGCTACTGGAAAAGCAAACAATGTTTTTGACGTTTATCCTTGGTTGCAGTCCTATCTTGGTGCTTATTGCCTTGGTGGAGCTGGCGGCTATCAAGTTCGTGTGGTGAGAGGTTAGATATGGCAAAAATTGATGATGTATTTGGAAACGTACCAGCAAGCGTCCTTAGTACATGGGGTCAAACATTAACTTTTGTTAAAACATCAACGACTAAAACGTATGATCCTGTGACAGGAGATGTTCGTGGTTCAGATACGACTGTAAGTGTAAAAGGAATTATTACTCAGGTTAATTCCAGTGAAGATGAGGGTTTATATCAAACAACCGATTTAAAGATTGTGATTGGAGCGAATGAATTAGGAGATTATTATCCTACGGAAGCAGATCGTATTCAATATTCACAAGCAGGTTCTACGAACGAAGGAAAGATTATTAATATTCGAGCAGTAAGAGGAGAAAAACCTATATTTTATACATTGATTGTGAGGCCACAATAATGGTATCGACAGGAAAACAGCTTAAAAAGATGAGTCGTGATCTTTTGGAGACTGTTAACGAATTAGCAAGACATACGGCTGTAGAAGTTATGAATGATTTAGCGGAAAAAGGGCCAGAATGGGATGGAACATTTAAGAATAGTTGGATAGCTGTTCCTATTGGTAAAGGTGCTTCTGGCTGGGCAGGTGGCTCTTATCCTTACACAGTTAATGATGTTCCGAATTTATCAACAACTCTTGCTGAGATGAGAAGAGTTAAGAAATTTACATTAGAAAATATACAACCTTATGCACCATATGCTTTAGATCTAGAAGAAGGAAAGTTTACTCCTCCTAATTTTCCTAGAAGAGATAAAGGACTTCATCCAAAAGGAAAAGTTGTTAAAAAAGGAACGAGAGATACAAGTAGAACGACTTTGAGAGGAGATATTAGTGGTGGTGTTCCTAAGCAAGGGAAAAGTATTGCAGGTCAATCAAGAATCACAGCAGAGTTAGATTGGTATAGGACTTATCTCAAAGGAGGTGCAATGAAAAAAGCTATGGTTCGTGGTATTAGAACTGGATTTAAAGCATGAATTACCAATCTATTCGAGCACAAGTAGAAAACCCATTGTTAACTGCTTTTGGAGCATTAGATCCTGCGGTTCCTGTATTTTTCGATAACATCACGGCTGCACCAGACAATAGTACGACTGAATATGTAAGGGTAAATATAACTTTTGGCATAACGAATGAACCCACGTTAAGTTCTAGTGTTGATAACGCTCAAGGAGCAATAATTATTAGAGTTTTTACTGAAAAAGGGAAAGGGCCAGCAAGAAATCAAGTATTAGTAAATACGGCTGTTAATGTATTAGAAACCTTAAATAATGGGACAAAAAGCACGACTGGGACTTATTTAAAGGTAGGTGCAATCGATGGGCCAAGCTTTTCTACGACGGAGGATGCTCCTTTGTTTATGAGTACGATTGACACTTCATTTGTCGCAACAGTTTTAAGTTAAGTAATAACACGCTAATCTATATGTAAATTTCTACAGCAGCCTCATGGCCGTTACATGTTTATCTGGCACATCAGGTGCTCTCTACTACAAACCAGCAGGAACAACAGGAAGTTTTGGTACTGCTGATGTAACTATTGGAACTGAAACAATCGTTACTGGAACTTATTTGAATTTCAAAGTTGGAGATCCAGTTAAATTTAGCGTTGTTAATTCAACTACTGGTGCAGCAGGATCAGGAACTTTACCTGCTGGTTTAACTGCTGGAACTGTTTATTATGTTAGCTCCTACACTGCGACAACAGGAGCATTAAAAGTTTCAGCCACGAGTGGCGGCTCTGACGTTGATTTGACTGATGTAGGCACAGCAGTAGCTCCTAATGAGTTTCAACTTGCTTATTCTGCCTTTGAGTCAGTTAGTCAAGTTAGAGAATGGAGTTTCGAGATTGAAAGAGCTGAAATTGATGTGACTTCAATTGGTGGTGATCCTGGTCAGTACGTTCCATTTAGAAGTTACATTGCTGGATTTGGTGATGGTTCAGGTAGTGCAACTACTTATATGACTGATGAAGATACTGGTTTATCTAGTCGAATGATTGAAGATGTTCTTCAGCGTCAACAAGTAGGAGCTGCAATGAAGCTTTATATTGATCGTGTCTTTAGTGGTGGAACTGTAAATGATACTCTTAGTCGTTTCGTCAGCTTTGATGCAACATTAACTTCTGCTTCTTTAGGTGTTACACCTGATGATGCACAAGCAGTAACAGTTAACTTCCGTCCTGCTAGTGTTCCAACATTCGATTTCAGTAAGTCGTAAGGTTGAGATAAGAAAGGAATGTTCAACCGACCCCGTCTTGTACGGGGTTTTTCTTGTTTATTAGGTTAGAATGAGATTGTATAAATTTTTATCATGACATCTAGTCCTAAGACAGCTAAATCATTTATGAGGGCGATAGATCGTTTAAAGAAGGCAGCAAATTTAGAAGCTACAAAAAAAGAAGTAGAACTTTCTGATGGATCTATTTTTGAGATGTGGGTCGCACCACTAACGATGGCAGAAAGAGAAAGAGCACAGAGAGGAGCTAAATCTGATGATGCAAATGAATTTGCTTTAAGACTGTTAATTTCTAAGGCACAAGATGAAGGTGGAACAAGGTTATTTCAAATGGGGGAAATAGATGTTTTAAAGAATGAAGTAAAGGATGCTGATTTGCAGAAGTTGATGTTGGCAGTTTTAACAGATGACGAGGATGCTTTAGACCCAAAAGACTAAGCGAAGAGATAAGAAAAGATAATTTATTAATGCTTCAGTTTGGAATAGCAAAAGAGCTAGGTAAATCTTTAACTGAAATACGGCAAATGACGGTAGAAGAGATTATTGGGTGGTCAGCTTATTTCCAAGTGTTAAACGAAGATCAAGAGAAAGAAATGCAAAAAGCTCGAAGACGTAGGTAATATGGAATGAGTTAGGGAAAAAGTTGTGGCATCGGCTCAAGCAAAGATAGAAGTTGTTGTAAAGAATTTAAGATCTTTAGATAAAATTGAAAAAGCATTAACAAAGATAAACAGTCAAAATGACAAATTAATTGCAAGTTTAGATAAAGTTGTTAGTTCGTTAAGCAATATTGAAAAAGCAGTTGTAGGAGTAGGAAAAGAAGCTACAAATTCACAGAAACAACTAGCAGGAACAACAACTCAAACAACTAAATTATTAAAGGGACAAGTTAGTAAATGGTATGGAATTAGACAAACAATAAATGCAGTTGTTGGTGCGTTAAGAAACGCTGGTTTAGCTGCTTTTAATTTCAATAAAAGCATGATGAAAACATGGCAGTTGACCATGAAATTGCAGAAATTTAATAAGAATTTATATGTTGATTATTTTGCTCAATCAAAAGCACCTTTATCTGAATTAAATCAAATAATTAGTAATTTACAAAAAGAATTAAGTCAATATCACTCTAGTCAGATGAGGCTAGTAGGTGGAGATCAAAAGGCTATTGATGTAAAAAATCAACTAGCAGGAGCTTTGAGGGAACAATCTGTTGAACAAGCTAAAGTTAATAATCTTTTGAGAGAAGCACAAGGTATTACTCAACTAGGCCCAGGAGGGAAAGGAAGAGGTTTTGGCAGCCGCTTTGTTAATACTCCAGAAAGAGAAGCTGCAAAAGCTAGAGATAGAGGTATTAATCAAAGAAGAGCTGAAGCTATCACGGATAGATTTAATAGAACCAGACAATTACAACGAGGTATAGAATTTAAAAATCTTCCAACTGTTAAATTACAAAGACAACTTCTTGCAATAGAGAAAAAGAGAGAACTGTTATTAAGAAGACAAGTTAGAAGACAAGAAAAATTAAATATGATGGCACAGTCTCAAGGAATGGTTGGCACTACAGGGTTTACTGCTGCTCAATATGGGCCTCAACCTTTGCCATTAACAATGGCAGAACAATTAGGTTTTGGGCAAAGAGCCAATGCTCAAGGACCATTTGCAAGTAGAGGAGGAATGGGTGGTCGTATAAGAGGAGCAGGAAGTAGTGCAATGATTGGTGGTATGTTCCCTCTTCTCTTTGGACAAGGAGGAGCTGCATCTCTTGGTGGTGGCCTAGGTGGTGCTGCTGGTGGAATATTAGGAGGAGGATTTGGATTTGGATTATCTTTAATAGGTACAGTTATTGGTTCTAAAATTCAAGAAATTGATGATTTTAATAAATCATTAACACGTTTAAATGCAACGCTTTCTTCTTCTGGAGATGGATTTAAAACAACAGGAAAAGATGTTTCTGAGTTAGCAAAAAGATTAGGAGTAACAAAACAAGAAGCAATTAATGTTTTAAATGCTTTTGCTCAATTTGATTCTTCTGGAGTAAGACAATCATTAGCAAATGTTTTTGGAACGGATGCAGGAGCAGTTGATCAAATTGCTTCAGCAAGGACAGAAGCTTCGTTAGTTCAAACAATATTTGAAAAAAGGCAAGAGTTAGGATTAGAAGTTACTGAACAACTAATAGATCAATCAAAAATAGTAGATAATGCAACTCTTGAATTTGCACTTGTTACTGCAACTTTAAAAAAGAAAAAAGAGATAGCAGTTGAAGAGGCAAAAAGAATAAGCATTATGGAACGAATGAACGCTTTAGTTAATCCTTTTAAAGATCCAACTTTAATTTTTGCACCAGAAAATAAAGATAGAGCTGCCAAAATAGCAGCAGGTTTTGAAGATACTTTTCAAGAAGACGTTGATAATGCTCTTCAATCTTTTCAAGATTTAAGAAGAGTTATGGATAAAGTTGCACTTGCTTCTGCTACAGATTTAGCTGAAGCTTTACGAGAAGTTAATATTGAAATAACAAAATTACAAAATCCAACATATCAATTAATTGAAGCTGCAAATGCAATTAGCGGAGCATTTAGCGAATCATTTAAAGGAGTTATTCGTGGAACGATGAGTGTTCAAGAAGCATTTGCAAATATGTTTAATCGTATTGCAGATCATTTCTTAGATATGGCTGCAAAAATGGCAGCTAATCAATTATTAACAAGTATTTTAAGTGCTTTTGCTCCTGCTGTAAGTGGCCCTTCTGCACCAAAATTAAATAGAGTTACAGGAAATCCAGGGCCAAGAACTGCTCCTATTATTCCTAGAGCAACAGGTGGTTATGTCACAAGACCTGAAATTAGCCTTATAGGAGAGGCTGGAGAAGACGAATATGTAATTCCTGCATCAAAGATGGCTTCAAGTATGCAACGTTATTCAGCAGGTGCTAGAGGTGATTCTGTAGTTGCTGGAGGTGGTTCGTCTTATGCAGGTGGAGGTGCAGGAGGATCTACTACTGTTAATTATTCTGGGCCTATTCTTAATTTCAATTCTGAAGAGTTTGTTCCTAAGTCTGCTATAGGACAAATTATTGCAACTGCTACTGCTAGAGGTTCTAGAGCTGGAGAAGTTAGAACATTATCTAGTCTTCAAAATTCACGTAGTAGAAGGAGTAGTTTAGGATTATGAGCTTTGTTGCCTTAACTAATTTTGTTACTATTACTAATCCCAATGGATCAGTAGCAAATGTTCCTGACAAGTTTCAAAACGGAAGACAATCTCCTAATATTGATGGCTTTCAATACCTTTCATTTATTTATCAAGGTGCTACTCGTAGCAGGTCTGGAGACAATATGACTTCATCCTTAGTGCTTGCTAATAGTGAGTTAAGTATGAATTATGCACAACAAATCGTTCGTAATAAATATCATTTAGAAGTAGAAACATGTTTGATGACTAAAGAATTTGAAAAGCAATCAGTTCTGACAGGAGAATTATGGTTGGCAGCTTCTATGTCATACGATCCAGAAGCAATAGAAATCATTCTTTCTTCTGCTATTGATGCAGTTGGAGCAAATGCTCCTACTAGAGTATTAACAAGGGAGGTGGTAGGTGCTTTGCCTGTAACTGGATCAATTCAAAATAGGTGAAACCACATCAATTAATTGGTCTTTCTTATCGTTTAGGTGCTGATCCAGAAAGACATAAGGCTGGTGATTGTTTGTCTTTGGTTCGTACGGTGTTAGCAAACTATGGTTTTACTGTTCCAAAAGGAAAGCGTGATTGGTATCGAAGATTAAGGAAAAAAGACTATAGTATCTTTTTTGAGGAATTAAATAGGTGGGGAGTTGAATCACCCCCTAAACTAGGGACAATTGCTTTATGCAAATCAGATGATGGTTATGGCATGGCAGCTTTTTACGAGGAAGGATGGCTGAGTTACCAAAAAACATTAGGAGGC